AAGTAAATGATACTGCATATCAATCAAATTTCGTATATGGCGAAACTTTTGAAGGTTTGAAAACAGACGAATTAGGAATGATTGTTATGAAATATTTTTATGAGTATCAATGTACAGATTTAGTTTTAGATACAAACGGAATCGGCTTTGGGGTATATGATTTTATTACCAAGGATCAAATTTGTCAAGAAAACGGCAAAAGATATCAGGCGATGACTTGTATAAATGATAAAGATATGGCTGAACGATGCAAAGTTCGTGATGCTAATAAGGTTGTTTGGTCTGTAAAAGCTAATGCTAATTTTAATAATGAGATATGTGTATTGCTTAGAAATGGTATACAGAATGGAAAAATTAATTTTCTTATTCCTGAACAGGATGCAGATAGTTCATTAAAAGAAACATATAAGGGATATTTCAAAATGTCTCCAACAGAGCAAGCAAAATTGAAAATGTCTTATATACAAACAACGTTTGCCGTTTACGAATTGATTAAATTGGATCATGAAGTTAAAAACGGAAATATCAAGGTTAAAGAAGTTGAAGGTATGAGGAAAGATAGGTATTCTTCTATTGCTTATTCTTATTGGTGTGCTTGTCAATTGGAATTAAAATTAAAACCTAAGACACAGAATACACAATCATTAGTCAACAAACTTCCAATCCGTCAAGGCAAAAGATTTTCAATGTTTAATTAAAGGAGGTGCATTAACGAAAAATGCCAAGAACAAAGAAAGCGGATGCTAATGCACCTGCTATAAATACAACTAAGAAGACAAACTCAACGTCCTCTCCTACTAAAACAACTGCGGCTCAGATGCGAAATTATTCCAAAGAGGAATACCGTAAGGAATTATATGCCAAAGCATCACAAGCCATGCAGTTACTCAATTTACAAAAAACAGAGACACGAAGTTATACTATTTATAATAAAGAAAATCTTCGTTCTTATATGCAAAATCCATTCTCAAACGAGAATAGATTGCGTAATTTAAGCCGATTTTTATATAGAGTTTCACAACCATATAGACGATTAGTAAATTATAATGCTCAGTTAGTTGACCTAACAGCAATGAATGTAAGTCCAAATATTGATATTACACAGGATAACGATACTCAGACAATTTTAAAAGATTATTATGACACTTGTGTAGAAATTGATAAAATGCACTTACATTCTGAAATATATAAAATGCTTGTAACTGCATGGATTGAAGATGCTGCTTATGGTTATATATATGAAGATGATACAGGTTTTTTCATACATCTATTAGATGGTGAATATTGTAAGATATCTTCTATCAATCCTGATGGCAGTTATAACTTTGCTTTTGATTTTAGTTATTTCAAACAGCGAAAAGATTATCTTGACTATTGGGATTCTGAGTTTCAGAAAAAATATAATTCTTATGATAGTGATTCATCTCTTAAATGGCAAGAATTAGATCCTGAACGAACAATTTGTATTAAAGTTGGAAGCGATGATCCAAAGCTTTGTATTCCACCTTATATTGGTGTCTTTGAAAATCTAATTGATACTATTGATTTACAATCACTTGTTTCTGTAAAAGATGAATTATCAATCTATAAACTTCTTGTAGCTCGTCTTGAACATATGCAAGGAAGTGATAATCCAGATGATTTCGAGGTAGATATTCAGGTTGCTCTTGATTATTATGCGAAACTTGAAGCATCTCTTCCAGATTGCGTATCTTCTTGTATTTCTCCTCTTCCAATTGAACCAATTGAATTCAAAGGAACTACAACAGATGATACAGATATGATTGAAAAATCTATGAGTAATCTTTTTAAAATATCTGGTGGTTCTTTGGTTTTAAATGATGAAAAACAAGGAACTACAATCTATAGAGCACATATGATTGCGGATATGATGAATGCAATTAAACCTCTTCTTGGTGAAATTGAAATATGGATGAATAGACATCTTTCTTATAATCTTTCAAATCCCGCAAAAGTAAAATATCTTGAAACTTCCCCCTGGATGAAAAATGAAAAGAAAAAAGAATTGATAGAATCGGCACAATATGGTGTGCCTGTAAAAATGGCTGTTGCAGCACTTGATGGTTTTAGCCCATTGGAAGTGCTTAGAATGCAATTTCTTGAAAATGATGTACTTTCATTACATAATTCTTGGATTCCACTTCAAAGTAGTTATACTCAGTCGGGTAATAATTCTAATAATAGTGGCGGACAAGAAAAAGACGTGACAGACCTCACAGACGAAGGAGAAAGTACAAGGGAGTCAGGGAAGAATGATATGTAAGGAGTAACAGGATGAAACAGAATTTTATAAAAACAACAGATTCTGAAACTTCTAAAAAGCTATCAGCTCTTGGATTTCAGAAGGTTGATAATACAAATGGTGTTTATACCTTTTTGAATACTGGCAAGATCCGGTTTTCAGATAATGATATAGATAAAAAGAAAATTCAGTATAGTAACATACTGAGTATTTAGCCACTCTCCTATTCGAGTGGCATTTATTATGCCAAGAAAGGAGGAAGAAATGAAAAAAAAATATTTTACAATTGAAGATTTAATTAGGTTCTGTGAACAAAAGAAAATGTATAACTTTTCTTCAAAGGAATCTGGTAAGCCTATTGTTATACAAGCAGTTCAGGACTTTTCTTCTGCTGATGTTGAAGAAACAGCAGATAATAAACTTTATGCAAAAGTTCGTGTTTGCCATACTTTATTAAATCGTAATGGAAGTTATATCTCAGAAGATTCTATGAAAGCAGCTATGCCTAGTCTTAAATATTCTCCACTGCTTGCGAATATTCATCAGTTGGATGATGGTACGTGGGATTTTCATTCGCACGATTATCATATAGAAAAAGATGAAGATGGAAATGAAAATGTTATCTATGACGAAAAACAAGTTGGTACTTTTACAGCAGATGAACCATATCTCGAATATGACAAAGATATTGATAAAACATACGTTGTTGCTCGTGTAGCAATTCCTGAATCATACACTCGTTGCGCTGATATTATTCGTGAGAAAAACGGCACAAAGGTAAGCTGTGAACTTATCATCTATGAGTGTTCATACAATGCAAAAGAAAAATATTTACAGTTAGATAATTTTGAATTTGCAGGTTGCACTTGCTTGGGTTCTGAAAAAGATGGGACACCTATTGGTGAGGGAATGCTTGGGAGTAAGATAACTCTTGAAGATTTCAGTGAAGAGAATAATAGCTTAATTAAATTTAATGAAAAAATGGTTGAATTACAAGCAAGACTTGAAAAACTTGAGACTGCTTGTTTTGACAATAAAAAAAATAATTCTAAGGAAGGAGGAAACAAAAACTTGAATAAATTTGAAGAATTATGTCAGAAGTATGAAAAGACAGTTGATGATATCACATTTGATTACAAGAATATGTCTGACGATGAATTAGTCGAAGCATTTGCAAAAGCATTCGATGAAGCTGATTCTACTGATGATGGAAGTGAGGGTGCTGATACTCCTTCTGGTAGTGAAACAAACACTGATGGAAATGAAGAAGGTGAAAATAATCCTACTGAACAAAATCCAGATGAAAGTGAAAAAGGTGATACCACAGAAGATGAGACACCTTTTATTGATGATGACGAACCAAAGAAGAAAGCTAATAATGCATTAACAAGAACTTTTGAGATTAGTCACGATGACATTCGTTATGCGCTTTATAATCTTTTATCTTCATACGAAGATGCTGATAATGAGTGGTATTACATTACTGGTGTATATGATTCGTATTTTGTATATGAAAGTTGGGACGGTGGAAAAATCTATGGTCAGAAGTATACAAAGGATAATGATAATGTAGCACTGGATGGAGAAAGATACTCATTACATAAAACATATCTTACGGATTCTGAATACGCAGAAATCGAATCAATGCGTTCTAGCTATGCTGAATTAAAGGCATTTAAGGAGAATGTTGAAAAGAATGAACTTCATTCTAAGAAAGAGTCTTTACTTGCAGATGAAAAATACTCTGTATTATCTGATAATGAAGAATTTACAGAATTAAAGAAAAATATGGACAACTACTCTCTTGATGATTTAGAGACAAAAGCAAAGGTTATTTTTGCAGATTATGTATCATCTGTAGGCAATTTCTCATTAAATAGTTCTAATAAAAACAAATCCCATTCTATGCAGTTATTTGGTGATCCAAATACTCGTAGAAATAGTCGCTCTGGTAGATACGGAGACATCTTTAAGAAGTAATCACTTCATATAAATCACAAACAAATATTAACACTTTAGTAAGTCGTGCAGAAATGTACGGCTTTTATTATGCAAATTTTTAAGGAGGAAAAATTAATGGCAATTAAATTTGAATTATCAAAGTTCCCTGTCGCTTTCCCTGCAAAAGTTATTGCGAGAGACGGTGGAGCACACATGTACAGTATTCAGCACGATGGAGATCTTTGGAATGGTGCTGTAATTGCAAAGGGCGATTATAAGGCACTTGATCTTTATACAGAAGGAACAGCAACAAAGATTAATGCAAAGGTTGTTGGTCAGGCAGCAAATGGAAATTATTATGTAGAAATTACAAAGGATTCTCCTGCCTCTGAAGCTCTTATCGTTTACAACCCACCAGTTATCGAGGAACAGTACAACAAGTCATTCCAGCTCGAAGCTAATTTTTATATCCCTGCAACTATGGAAGCTAGAGCTTATTCAGTTCGTGAAGGAGATATTTGGGAGCTTTCTGAGACTGCATTTACAGCAAAACCTACAGTTGGAACAACTGTTGTATCTACTGTTACTGGTAAGAAGTGGACAGTTGCGTAATTTTAGGAAAGGAGACAGATAATAATTATGGAAAATACAGCTAGAAATTTAATGTTTGATCTTGCTTCTGGTCGTGAAATTTATGATGACGAACAGGGCAGAGTTATTAGTAAGGCAGAAGCAAATGATGCCGTAAGAAAAGTGTGCTTTGAGGAACTTGGAATTACAGAAAAGTCTACTGAGAAGCAGATGATGAGAGCTTTAAAGTCTGATAAGGCTGTTGCTCTTTTCGAGGTAATTGAGGAAATTATCGAGAAGGAAATTGAGTATGGTTTCAGAGATAATGAATTCTTTAACAACTTCGTTGAAACAAGAAATCTTGCAGATGGTGATAGAACTGACTTCTGGACAGATACAGATATTATTCTTAACGTTGCAAAGGTTTCTGGCGATCAGCATGATTATACAATTCAGAGACTTGCTGAGGGTTCAAGTTTCACAGTTCCTACTAGCAGATATGCAGTAAAGGTTGGTGGAGATATTCGTCTCTTCTTAACTGGTCGTAAGGATTGGTCTGAACTTATTGATGCTGTAGCAAAGGCATATACACATAAGATTCAGGACGAGCTTTACGCTGAGTTTATGAATGCAGCAAGTAAGCTTCCTGTTACAACTGGTTTTAAGGGTACTGGTGCTCTTACTAAAGATAAGAAGGATGAGTTTGACGAGATTATCTCTAACGTCGCTACAGCAAATAATGTATCTTCTGTTGTAATCATGGGTACAAAGACTGCACTTAAGAAACTTAATGCTCTTGCAGGAAATGGTTCTGTTGAGTGGGTAGCTGCATCTCAGAAAGAAGCTGTTGCAAACACAGGTATTCTTGGTTCTTATGAAGGAACTTCTCTCTTAGAGATTCCTCAGAGATTTAAAGATAATACACTTGCAAATAAGCTTGTCGATCCTACTATCCTCTTAGTATTCCCTGTAATTGATTACAAGCCAGTTAAATTCATTGATGGTGGTGAGACTACTCTTGAAGTAACTGAGACTGGTGCAAATGCTGATGATATGCAGACATACGAAGCTCAGAGACGTATGGGTATTGCTACAATTATTACTCGTCAGTTTGGTCAGTGGGACTTAGATGCCTAATCTGAATGAATTATAAAAACTATGGAGAGTGTGAAATATCACTCTCCTATTTTAATGGATAGAAAGGAATTATTATGGGTTATCAGAAAAAGACTACAACAACTGCTAACATAACAGAAACAAAAGTTGAAGACAAGTCAAAAGCTCGTAAATATGAAAAGGATGATGTTATTCCATGTAAGTCACTTACTGATGGAAAACTTTTGGTAACAGGCGAAAAGACTGGAATTTTATATAGATGGGCTGATTATGGCGATGTTGAAGAGGTTGAATACCAAGATTTAGTATATATGATTCGTTCTCATAAATCTTGTATTACAAGACCTAGATTTATTATTCAGGATGCTGAGTTTGTTGAACAGTATCCAGAATTAAAAGAGTTATATGAATCATTATATTCTACAAAAGATTTAATAGATATTCTATCTTTGCCTATTACACAGATGAGAGCTGCTATTGCAAATTTACCAGATGGTGTCTTTGAGACACTTAAAGGACTTGCTGCTTCTATGATTATGAGTGGTACATATGATTCTGTTAAGAAAATCAAGATACTTGATGAAATCTTTGATACAAATCTTCTACTTACATTAGCACAGAATTAGTAAAGGAGGCTCACAATGACGCTTCCATACGAAACAATTTTTTCACGAACAAGAGGACGAATTTCAGATATGAAAGAACTCTCTCTTGACGAAAATGATCTTAATGAAACATGGACTGAACGCTTACACATGGTTGCAGGTGATGAACGAGTTATTAGAAAATTCGCTTCATTTAATATGGATGACGAAATGAAACAGATTGAATTTAAGATGCAATATCCTGTTAGCAATTTTGCAGACAAGGAATATGTCATAGGATTGTTCACTCTTGGAATGACAATTGAATGGTTAAAACCACAGGTTGACTCTGCAAAATTTACTGCTAGAGCTTTAGGAACAAAAGAAGAAAAAAACATGCAGAATCCATATAAAGATATGCAAAGCAGATTGGATACATTACAGCATGAATTTAGTAGAAAACTTGCAAGTCATGGATATATTAATAATTCATATGTGCGAGGTGAATAACTATGGAATATATATATGGTTCGTTCACTAAAAGGCAAATTAAAGAAGCTGCACATGCAATGCACAACGATGTCCATAAGTTATTACTTTATAAGGATAATCGAATAGAAGAAAAAATATTTGAGAATGACGAAGCTTTTCTTATATTTTTTCAGAATGTCATGTTTAAATTTAGTGGAACAAAGACTCTATTTAATAACAATGGAATTATGGTCACATTAATGGCTACTTTGCAAGCCGCTTATGACGAAGTTACATCCGATGAGTTTGATTACATGACATTTCGTAGGGCTATTTTAGATAGTCACAATTATATTAAGCAGATGTTTGAAGGAGGTGTTGGTGATGCCAAGCTTACAGACAGCACGGCGAATCGCTAACGCCAAAACAAATAATGCGAAAACTTTAGGTCAAATTTATAAAGAAGAATCTGATTTTTTGATGGAAGAAACTTGGGATAATGACATCGCTACAAAGACTTGCTACATTTATGACCATTTTCATGACGACTTCTTCACAGATGAACATGGAATTACACGTTCTCTTGCTGAAGGTATGACTTATGAAAATACCAATAAGACAAAGATTGATGCAAAGTTTATTATCAAATCTTATCAGTCAATGGACAAAGACCAAGTGGAATATTATCTTATGTTTCGTCCAAGTCAGCCTGTAAGATTCAATGAAGGTGATGATCTTTATTATTATGAGACTAATTTTAGAAAACGCTATTCTGCGACATTTCCGATAGGACTTTGGGTGGACTTACCTGACGATAGAGGGGTATATCATAAATGGTTAATTTGTAGAAATGAACCTGCAAATCAATTCCCAAAGTATCTGATTTTACCAGCAAACTACGAACTTATGTGGGTGGAAAAAAATAATGAAAAACGTATCAAGCGTAGAATGTGGTGCGTTTTAAGACAACAAATGTCTTACACATCAGGAGTTTATGTAGACCGTGTATTTGGGCATACAGATAATCAAAATAAGTTGATACTTCCGATGAATTCTATCACAGAAAAATTCTGGTATACGGATGATGATTCAAAGAATATGCGAGTAATTGTTAGTGCATTGATGGAGAATCCTACGGTGTGGAAAATTACAAAATGTGAATCGGCTTCTCCACTTGGATTGCAAAAACTTACATTGTACACTAACTTCTTTAACGAGCATACTGATTATGTCAATCTTGAAACAGGCGAAATGTATGCGAACTATTTCG